TCCAGAGTTTGCTCAATGGGTATCTGATTTGTATTCATTTGCTTTCCGATGATAGTAGTGTAGCCAGCCAGTGTTTGCATCTTGATACCGCAGATACAGCACGATACCGAGATTTAGCAGAACGTAGCCGCAGAGGATCAGTAGTAACATTAGGATGCCTGGGGTTTTGTGTTAGATTTTTACGCAAAAAAAATTTTGGTGCGACCGAGTATTCATTCGATAAGGTTGCTTTGAAATAGCATGTTCCTTTGATGAGACTCTTTGGTCTATACGCACTTATCGATTTGATACAGTAAGCAATTATACACTGGCCCCGCTGCACCCGCTATAGTGCAGGCTCTGCTACGCCGTACTCCGCCACCACATACTCGACCACGTAGGGCTGTAGTCCCGTCACCCGTGCGATAAACTCTACACTATAGCCCCTCTCAGTCAACTCTAAAACTTCAATCAGTAGATTTTTCATTGCCGCCATTTTGCTCACCCTTGTCAGTGTAAACTAAAATATCTTTGTTGTGCCCAGCTCCCGCTACCACACGCACAGCAGCATTAGCAGTAAAGTCCGCTAGGGCTGCCTCTATTTGCTCAGGAGTAAATCTCACACAAAGCCCTTCCCTGGGTACCCCACTGCAAAGCCGTTGGTGCCCTTAGTGAAGCCCTTGCTTTGTTTAGCACGTGCGACAATCTTTACTTTGCGCTTACGTGTTTTCAGCACCTCTACTGGCACAGTGTTCCACAGTAGAGCCTGTGTCACTGCTACACCACTTGCATACTTATTGAATTGTGCGTCCATGTTATTCCCTTATAGTTTCCACGCTGCAATGGCGGCTCTTACATCGGCTATAGCAAGATTCAGCGCCTTAGCAATGTAGTTATAAGAGCGGCCTTCATATACCATTGTCGAAATGGCATTCAATGTCTCACGACGGGTAATCATAATTTCATTCCCTTAGCAAGATAGTCAACATAACCTGGGGTTTTGTTCAACACCACAACAGGCTCAATGCCTAACACAACACCAGTCCGAACAAACTCTTTTTTAGCATACTCTATAGCAGCGGCTAAACGTTTGAATTTTCTGTCACCAGCGGTATACATTACATTTTCTCCTTATCATTCATCACAGAATCATTATACAGAGGGTGCTAAATCCTGTCAAGTGGTTTATTCGGCAAATGTCACCAGATTGCACCCACAGGGCGGCTCGTTATTGCTATAAAGTAAACACCCGGCGCTGATTTCATTTTACGCAACATTATCTTTTTGCTACCCTTAAAACTTATCAGACCAGTCACTTTGCACACCAGGGAATAGTATGTCGATTTCATAACACACCTCGGTCACGTAGTGCATCATATAAAACGTACAACATTGCAAAAGGTGTAAGTATCACAAAAACAAGTGCCGCTGCATCCATTATACTATCTCCACTCCATCAGAATTCACTAGGACGTACTCATCAACCGCATTGAACAGATTGGCCCGCTGCCAGTCCCAGGTGTCTGACACTCGATTACACACCGGGCCCACAAGGGCAGTAGTACCATCAGCAAATACTAGTTCGGTTTGCCAGCCCCCTAATACACCCATTGTAGTCACTTTCATATTATCACCCTAGAGCAGGAGCAGCACCAGGAGCAGCAGCAAGCGCACCCCACACCATCAGAACCGCAAACATTATCAAAATCGCAATCATTTCAAACTCCATAAAAATCACTCAGTAACTACAGTATAGGGCAAAGCGGTAACATTGTCAAGTGGTTCCCTGGGCGCCGTGCTGCCGTGTTGTCAGATTGACATGGTGGCACGCTGGTCCTTTAGCCTGGGCAATTAGATCCCCGATTTCACCCGTATAAATAGCGGTCCTACACTAGTGCGTTTGCAAATGAGAATCATTCGCATTTCATTTCACGGACTGCACAAAAATAATACACTTCACTGGTTTCGATAATTAAGCACAATGAGAGGCGGTCGTGCTATCACACACATTATCGATGGGGCACCATGCACCAGCAGCATCGGCTGAAAGCGACCGCACTAATAAACTTCACGCTCAAATACATCAAACTCATTAATGGTACCGTCGAATACTAGCCCTTCGCCATATGCGATGGCATCATTGTATTTGTTGAATACTCGCAAAACGGTATCACCCTCATATGCTTCACATTCTACTACAATGAATACTTTGCTCATTTGCTTCTCCTAGTCAATCTTCTATGGTTCTATTATAGAAGGAATTGGTAGGATTGTCAAGTGGTGTCTAAATGGCAATATTTGACCAGATTTTGAGTTTTTCTCTTTTGGCAATAGTGTAGTGTTCTAGACGGTGTGGGTCAACGATACCCTTGTCAATGCACAGGTGAATCATACACTGAAGGTCGCCGAGTTCTTTGTGGAGTGTTTCAATGCTTGATTCGCCCGTGATGGGGTTGATATTATTGATACCAAAGCGGTGTATCTTTGAGATGGCTTGAATTACTTCTGCGGCTTCTTCTTGCAGGATGACTAGTGTTTCGTTCATTCTAACAATGTCCTATTCTGTATGTCCCAGAATCTTTGTGCAGCATCTTTGGCAAATTCTAGTGAGATATACTGCCCCAGGTGCTTTTCATCTTGCGGGGTAAAAGTATATTCACCAATGTATACCAGGGATATCCAGACATCTTGCAATGCTATCTTACTGACAGTGCCGACGACCTTGCCTGTGGCTATATTGTAGTAATAATACCTATCACTAAATCGTTCCCACTTGTATTCATTCATGGTAAATTGTACTCTCGTTCATATTGTGAATGATGCCCTTGTGGGTCAGGAGCAGGATATTTTACATCACCCTCTGTAAGCAAATTGTAAGCATTGAGTATGTTTTTCCTGTCGGCTTTAGCCATGCATAGGGATGCACAGTGGATGACAATCAATTCGGCAAACTTTTCAAGGCAGACAATTTGCTTCGTATTTGTCAGATAATCTACACTCATACCCGCTTCGGTGGCAAACTCATTCAGTCGGTTGTTCATTTGATTTTCCATATAGCAGCATCATAACATCAAGGGCGCAGTCAATCACTGGATCATGCTTGATTATATCACGCTCATACAAAAAGTCAATATGGTCAACAGTACAATAACCGTTTGCAGCACCATAAAGCAAATCCACCGCAGTGCGAACATCACGCCAGCGGTTATAGGGCAGCAGTGTTTCAACTTTCAATTGACGTTCAACAGAATGTAGAATGATATCATCTAATGAGCCACGGGCCCAAACCCAGCATTTCTTATCGTTTTTTGATTGTACCCAGGAATGAAAAGATTCAAGCCCGTTTTTCAAATTTTCATCGGTTTTCAGTGGGTAAAATGATTTTTTTCGTGCAATTTCACACTGTTTTTCCCACCATGTCAATGCATCTTTTTGTACGCTTCGATTGTAGTTTTCTACTTGGTCACGAACATTAAATTTGATAAAAAAAGCAGAATCGACCAACTCACGGAAGGTCGGCTTTTGATCAGGCTGAAAGTAAATACACGCCAGGGACAGTAACACAGAATCGGATTCTGTCCCTAGCGTTTCAACATCAAACATGAACATTACGCTGGCACACCTGGTAGATTAGCAGCAGCCTTAGCAGCCAGTTCGGCTATTGCACGACCAGCAGAATTACGGCTTTCTGAAAATGCATAGTCATTACTTAGGCTATTGTAGCCGTCATAAAACTTCCACACACCATTCTCTAAAACTTCTACCTTAACATCATACAGTACATCAAAAGGTGAACCGTCATGTACGATTCGTACCTTACCAAAATCATGCGCTACATACATTATAACACTCCTTTCACAAATTCGGGCTCAAGAATCACACTTTTACGCACCTCACCGAACACCGTTATAGGATTATCCAGTGTTACATGATGCGACATAGCACCACCGTAGGTGACACGTGATAAACGAACTACGCCAGACACAGCATAGTCACCTAGATACATTCCGATAACACGCTTGCCATCTAGAAATGTTTCACCAACCATCATAATCTCCTTGTCTCTCAACATAGGTATATTATCTCAGATATCGGAAACTTTGTCAAGTGTTGTCAATCTGATAACGTTATGATAGACTTGCTTTTTATGCAATGAAATTCGCCACTCTTATCTTGCAGTAGTACGCCACCCTTGCCAGAGCAGTATTCACGTGCCAGTTGGAATTTTTCGTGAATGACACTGATACCCGTAATGATAACGATAAACAGAATGATATAGGCAGACACCAATACCATCTTTTCTGGATTTACTTTACTCTGATTGAATAGATTTTTCATCGCCATCTATACAAGTCTCACCAATGAAAATATACACATTAGAATCGATTGATTTTTGTTTGAATAGTTGATTGTTGAAGCATTTGTAGGGGTCACGGTAGTTTTGCATAACATAGTATGCACCATAGCCTATGCCACCGAGAATCATAAGAATGGGAATATATTTGATATACTTGACCAGTTCGGGCATCACACCCAGCAACTTCGGTAGTATCTCAAGTAATTGTTTCACGATTCAATCACATCAGCAACGAAGCCCTCAGGATTTGCAAATAGTGTACCAAATGGTCCACACAGATGACGATTGGCCCTCATATCTTTACAGGCTTTTCTGGTATGTTCCCCAAATACAGGGTCATCAAAAGATACAGCCTGTGCGTGGCCACACAATGGATCACGCACATTGTCCAAATACTGAAAGTGCTTACAGTCTTTGCACAGTTTCATCAATTATAGCCTAGCTCGTAATTGTTTACATCTAACATATCGGCTTCTAAAATGGCATCGGTGTAAGTATTGGCACTCAGTGAAATATTCTGACCATCAGCAAAGGATGCCACATATGCACCAGCGGCAGGACTATACTCTACATTTATCAAAAAATTCTCGTTCATTTCATTTCTCCGTAAGCAATAGCATCATTATTATAAGATTGTGCAGCATACAACATGGCTTGATTCTCAGCAAACATTTCATCAATCATGTTTTCATATGTTTCATCAACGGCTTCATCAAGGGTCGCCTCAGCAATGTCCTTGCACAATTCATTGATTTCCGCATCAGTCAACATCACGCACACCTTTCTCTTTCAATTTGATAATTTGAATAGCATCTTTTATATTTGACCATTCGGGATGATTTTCATAGTCGCCAATGTAGAAGCCACGAATTCTCGATAGACCTTTCAATACATCGGCACCACTTACATACCGAAAATCATAATCAAAGCCACGCACACGTTTACGGATAACAAAGTCATCAAATTCATCCCTGTTACCCGCTACAACATAGAATGGCTCTAATTTCATCGTCCGTTAAAACCTAGTTCGAATTCAAACAGAATCAGTTTGGCGACATTGATATATTGTCTTGCCGCTTCAGGATTACGCTCAAGAACCTCTTGTGCATCCGAAAGATAACTTGCAGCAACCATACCAGGACCCGATAGTTTGAAAGTAATTGAATCTTTTACAGAATCAAGAATTTCATCTTTGTAACCACCATACGCTTGTAATTCCCATGCTAAATTACTCATCACATTCTCCAATCAAGCAAAAATTGCACTATAAACCATCTCACGGACTGCGGTATCATTTGCTTCATGTAGACCACGAACCGTGGAGATATCTTCCATAATTTCTATAACTTTTGCAAGCGACCAACCAAGTTCTTTTGCAGCAATCACAACACCATCGACCACTAGATTACCGTAATCTGTAAACATACCATAATGAGGTACTTTCATCACATTCTCCATTATTTGAACACAATCAAAGCCAACAGTATGCTGTTAAAGAAGAAACCGACAGCGTTACTAATTATGTATAATTTATCGTTTCGACCTAACGCACGAACCAGAAACAGAAACAAACCACCCCACACCATCAACACCATGCTCAGAGGCGGTAGTTTATCACTGTAACCCAGAATCACACCCAAGCTAGTAGGTAGAGTAGCAGCATGAATCATTACCATGCCAACCCAACCACACGCTTCACTCATATCAAATTTGCTAACTTTCTTACTCATTATTTCTCTCTTTCTCATCACATTATCATAGTAACAGAGAACGGTAAGATTGTCAAGCATTATCGGCTAGGTGCCTGCCTTTTTCGCCAAAGTGATTTCTTTTTGATAACTTTATTTGTCATTATTTGTCTTTCTGATAACACGAATCTGGTCGTCGGGTGTTACAAAAATTCTAGCACGGACTATTGTTTCCATATTTGCAACATCTTGTTGTTTTGTAAACTCTATGCACTTGCCATCCATCAATTCTCTTACTAATTTTGTAATCAATCTATTTTTGAGTTCTAAATCGTCCATCTGTATTGCTTCATTGGCATCTAGCCTCATCTCGGCCGATATCATTTTACCTTGAATCGGCACTTCTGAACCCAATCGTGTGACTATGGGTATTGATTTATCGACTGATGTATTATTCCAACTTCCACGCATTACTGAGGCATGATCAACTACTGGTGGATAGTCTTTTGCAATATTCTGATAGTCTTTTGCAGTAATCACACTATCGTTTTGTAAACCATCAATCCAAACATCTACACTTTTCAAAGTAGTCATTGTAACTCCATAAAATGGTCCGGCGTACAGGAATCGAACCCATATTCATGCTTTAGAAGAGCATTGTATTATCCATTATACGAACGCCAGTTTGTTGGTGGGCCTCCTCGGACTCGAACCGAGACAGTACAAATTATGAGTTTGCTGCAATCACCAATTATGCTAAAGGCCCTTGTTTGTATTAGTATCCTGTTGCTGTACCATTCGGCCTTGGCTCAGTTCTATATGATACATCTGAATCTTGCTCTTTCAAATGTAAACCAGTCAGACTATGCTCATCGCCAATATAACCTTTGAGAAAAGTATTGATAGCAATACTCACCCTTGTATCACTGCTGGTTGTTTGTTCCACCATGTGTGTGAGATATGACGGAAAGATAACAATATCACCAGTGCCTACAGAAAACCACCATGATTGTGAATTATATGGGTTGAAGTTTTCAGTAGGCAAATCGATTCGATTGTAACCTTCTTTATAAAATGTAATTCGATCTTTTTCTCGGTCAGTGCTAATGTAAATGCATCCAGATAGCCAACTATTTGGGTGTGCATGTTTGTGGTGATACTGACCAGTGTCTGTGTAATTCATCCATGATTGTGTAATGTATGCCTCAACTGGATTCTTTGGTGCATATATTTTTTCCATGTAATAGTTTACATGGGTCTGATAGTAATTACGGATATCCTTCATCACAGGATGATCTAATACGTATCGATCAGCACTCGTTGTGTTACCAGAATTTTTTGTGGTGTTTTTTGCAGTCTCTTTGAAAAACTCTTTTTCTTCTTCTGTCCAGTCACGATAAAATTTTGCGAATAGAACAGGCGTAGGAAACAATCCCTGAATTTGTGGATCTGGAATCAAATCTATTGTTTCACTTTTCTTTTGTTTCTTTGTCATTTTTTTCCCTATCAATTTCTAGCCAGATATATCCAGCAGTGTCATCTATAACTTTTTGCGACCACATTTCTTCATTCTCAAGAACGGGAATGTCATACTCTGGTGATAACCAGGGCTTATTTGTATTTGCTTTCGAAGTATTCATAGACTTTCATTCTTGCTTCTTCTGGTGATGCTGCTATAACTGTCACATATGCCACATCATTTTCAATCGACATATCAAATGGAACTGGACCATCAAACTGCATTTGTTCGGGTATGTTTACCTCAACTTCATACTCAGCCAGTTTTTGAATTCGGCTCATCAATGCGTCAAACTCTTCGGAACGTTTCATAATTATTCCCCTTACGCTTATTGTACACGACTTTCTTCACAGTATCAACTCTTTGTGACGGATTACGTGCGCCCATTACAACAATTACCTGATGGTGCAAGGCATCACCAACATTTTTCTGTACCATTAACGCTACGCAAAAGCCTGCGGGATTAGTGTAACCTGTTTTACTTACCTGTACACCATGCACTTGTGACAAAATGGCACTGTTTGTATTATGTAGCACCAATATACGATTCTTCCGTTTGACCTGTGTCAAAATCGTTGTCGTTTTCTTGGTAGATATATCACGTATTTCTGGATATTCACTGGCACCTATCACCATCTTTGTGACATCGGATGCGGTGCTTACATTCATTCGACTCAGACCAGATGGATCATCAAAATGTGTGCCATACATATCCAACATCATTGCCCGCAGATTCATGCTCTTCATAAACTTTTCACGGCCACCAGGATAATCCGATGCCAGCGTTTCTGCTGCTGCATTGTCACTTTTTATCAATAGCATATGAAACAATTCACCACGTGTGTATTCACGCTTGGGCATTTTGCTGTCTGCCATTTTACTCAGTGTCAACTTACGATTCATGTTCGGATCATAATCTAATGCGACCATTGCAGTCATCAACTTAGTCATACTAGCCAATGCACGAATCTTATCAATGTTGTGTGATGTAGTAATATGATCGTCGGTTATGTCGGTGACCATTACAGATAGTTCCGTTGTTTGCACATTGTAACGTTTTTGTTTTTTCTTACGTGGCTTGGCATCAGCCGAAGAAATAACCATGAAGAATAGAAGTGAAAAAATAACAATCCATTCAATCACGGTAAAACGTAAATAGGGTCGTTCGTCGTATGGCTGCATTAGTGTATTGTGTGGAAAATATACGGCAGTAACATGGCTGTAAACAGTATCATGAGAAAAAACATAAACTCTTTGTAAAAATGGTCCATTGCTGTCTCCTTTGACAGCGGACCTTTTACTCTTTCAGTCCACTGCCCAGTTTGTCGATTGCTTTCTCGTATCCCTCACAGAGTTCACGATAATAGTTGGCTTCATTCCATGCATAAAATAATTGAAACTTTGCCTCTTCAAGTAATTGAAGCAAAGCCACTTGTCCTTTGGGCCCTGTCCTGTGTATAAGTGCTATTAATATATTCATCTTATCAATGATGTTAATCTCATCTTGAATATCATCATTCATATCGTCATTATCGTCAATCATTTTTCACCCTTTTCAAGGAGTGTGATTGCATCTTTCGTGTATCTAATTTCTTTATTAAGGGCATCTCTTGCTTCATGCAACTCCAATAGTTTTGCCCTCAAACGGTCTAATTCAATGAACCGTTGAGGTTTGGTTTTGGGTGTAAATGTATATATCTCAGCCATAGTGACAGTATAGATTAGAATATATCATTTGTCAAGTTACCATTTTTCGGCACGTTGCCAGGAATCATCGTAATCTGCTGAATAATCAGTGACATCTGGTATATTTATCGCATATTCATCTATTTCTACCGAACTCCAATCTTCACCACGTTTGATTGCGGTAACTATTTTTCCAGACTTTGCACGTGTTGCTGCACCTTCTGGTGTTAGATGGTATTCAAGTAGTTTCTGTGACCGAATCTGTTTATCCTCTTCGGTGTGCTGACGAGCATTACCGCAAGACCTTGAACAATATGGTCCACGTTTAGTGTGTGATACGCCACATCTAGGACAAGTCTTTTGTATTGGCATCTTCTAGTTTTTCTTCTATGTAATGACAAAGAATGTGACCAAGAATCAAATGCCCTTCTTGAATTGTGGGTGTTGATGTAGATGGTATTGCTATGTAATAATTTGCATATTCATGCATCCATCGTTTTTTCGAACCAGTGAATGCAATGTTTACTAATTGATTCAGATAACCATACTTCATTGCTTCAAGTATATTCTCTGAACCTCCTGATGTTGAAAGATAAATTGCTACATCACCAGGCTTTGAGAGTGCATGAAGTTGGCGTGAGAATACATGCTTGTAACCTAAATCATTTGAAATTGCAGTGATAACTGAGGTGTCCGTGTTCAATGCAATTGCCGCATATGGCTCACTTTGTGTCATAAAGTATGATACTAATTCACCAGCCAAATGTTGTGCTTCTGCCGCTGAACCACCATTGCCCATGAAAAAGATTTTATTGCCACGTTGAATTGCATTTACACATTCCTGTGCGGCCTTTTCTAATTCATCCAAAGGACCAGGTATTGTTGATGAAGCAAATGATTGGGTTTTATTTGCAATCAATGAATCGATCATATCTCTGCTGTTTTTCAGAGAGTTCATAATATCCATAATATACCTCTATGCTGAAAGTAGAATGTCTTGTGAATTACATGTGGTGACGAAATTGATAAATGCTACTGCCTCATTTTCATCTTCGTAATACCGAATTATTGTTTGACCTGTATACTGAGAAACTATCATTAAAAGAATAAAGTGGTCACGGTAGGTAGAAAACTTCAACCACCAACCGTTTCTGACCACTGGGTGCCAAAACTTAGTTTTGTACTCTATATCAATCTTTAGTCTTTTTGCTTTCAGCCCTGATGATTTTTTTTGCATCTTCTGCCACATTATTATTGAAATTTGACGCCTTCACTTTATATGTAGTAAAAGTTTTACCTGTGATATCATCAAAGTAATCTAGAGTATGGTCAATCAAAACCTTATTGAAGTCAATGGTTTTGAGTGTTGTTTCTTCAGCCTTACGCTGAACATCGTTCCAAGTGTACATTGTTGGAAATTGAGGTGCTTGTGTGAAAAACATGATTATCTCCTTAAGATTGTGTGACCCTAATTAGGCATCACAGTTTTATTTATGTGCGGTCGCAACATTTTTTAAGTGGGCTTTGCGTATCTTTGCCGACACCCACTCATTATAGTATAACTCATCCAACAAGCAATGTCTAGTAAATATTTCGTATGTTTCGAAATACGAACATTCCGACCTACTTTTACACAAATGGAGAATTGTCCGACGAAAATTGTGTTCGCCTAGTTCGGCAACTTCTGCTTTGAGTGTCTCGTTGGAACCCCAATAATTTTCCCAATCGGAAGTTTTTCTGACTTTTTTCTTTTTTCCGTTGACTTGACGGACACCAGCCTTACTAAAGTATTTGCGTCCAATATATTTCCTATTAGTGATAAGATTTTCTATTAGATAGACAAATCCAAAATGTGTGCCGTCATCTTCAAACGGCACACCATTATTATACCATGTCACAGTGGGCTATCATCCTCATCATCATCAGCACTAAAATCTTCATCCTCCAACACTAAAAATTCTCCACAGAAGGGACAGTGCATGGGATCTGATTCGGTATACAATTCGTTGTATGATACTGTAAATTGTGAACTACAAGCGGTACATTCGTGTCTTAGATTTATCATTAGTTACACCATGATTGTTTTGCTTCGCCGTAATACTCACGGGCAAAGCCATTTTGAATTAATCCTGCACGGAGACTTTGGCCATCTAAAATGATATCACCCAATACACGACCACCAAATTTATCCCACCCGTATAACGTAACCTGACGTTTGGTAGATTTAGCAACGGCGTTGGTTGTAAATTTAGTAGCAAGTTTTCCTCGTTCATCTTCTTGGGGACATTGTGCCCGAAAGCCCTTTTCTGGTGTATCTACACCATAGATACGTACAGCAAGTTCGGGCTTCAATGGTACTGGTAAAAATGGTGCTGAAATGACCACAGTATCACCATCATTTACACGTAAAATTTGTGCATCATATGTCATACCTTGCGGTGCTTTTTGTGCCAGTGCCAGTGTTGGGACTAACAGAAGTGCTAATAGTAATTTTTTCATATTGATTCCTTACAAACAAGATTGAGTATATCGAAACGTGTGGTATTTGGTACATTCAAAGAAACAATATTTGTGTTAATCTCGTAAGAATTTCTAAAAATTATTTTATTAATTTCGTCAACATATATGTCAATGAGTAACATTAATTGTTGTTTACCACAATGTAATGAACCATAAACATATAATGCTTTCACAGGAACACTTGAACCAAACATTTTTTCTGGAGTGTGATATGGAACAAAAGCATGAAATCTAACAATTTCTTGTTTTGCACCCAACATACCTTTCTCAATGTATATATCATAGTCATCAGATTCGACTACAAAATGCCAGTCTTTTTGGTTGTGAATAATTACATCATTATTGGTAATATTCAGTGTAAAGTCTTTCTGGCTGGCATGAGAGAAAGAAGTAAGGAGTATTGCCACAATAAAAGTAAATAAATGCTTCATGATGCCTCCCTATGTTAGGCAGTAAACATTTATTTAGACTATTCCCAGTATTTGGTCCCGTCCAACTTGTCCCAGTATTTTTTGTTATTACGGTTTATAAAATTTTTGATGAGGTAAATGGCCATGCCGAAATAACCCATTTTCTTGAATCTGCGGGAATCTTGGCCAAAGTAGTGATTGATGATTCTAAATTTTTGAGGGTCGTACAATCTTGAGAGGAAAAAATCTTCGGAAGTTATATACTTGTCAGGAAAACCACCATATTCTTCAAATTTATCCTTGCGTGTGAGCATAAATGCACCAACTGCAAATGGACTAAAACGTTTGAGAATATTGTTTACAAAGTTAAATAACATGAATCCAACACTTGCCCGCCAATCATTATCATAGCAATATATTTTGGCACCAACCAAATCCAAATCGTAGAATTCAATTTCTTCGACAGCATCACGAATTACATACTTATCAAAAAAACGAACATCGGAATCAATGAATAGGATATAAGGTGTAGTGGCAAGTTTAGCACCATTATTTCTAGCAATTGAAACTGGACCACCCTCAATGATTTCAATATTCAAAGAGGCACTATTATCTTTTATAACTTTTCTGGTATTATCGGTTGAACTATCAGCAATTATAATTCTAGTGTTTCCAATTTTTTGCAATCTCAATGATGTCAGTAAATGTTGAATGTAATTTTCTTCATTTTTGCAAGGTATTACAATCGTAATTTTATCACTTAGTTTTATCATTTCTTATACACCTTCCTTCAACTTTGAACGAATCGAATTTTAGCCAATAGTTCATACTCTGTAAACTTTTCTCACAACTAATCTGATCCTGAAACTCTAGAGTTATTTTTCCTGGTATATCCTTTGGATCGTGTAGGTGTACCGCTATCAATATCATCAACCACATGATCGGTCTCCTGTGTCCATGTTACTATTTCCCATCGGCCATCGTGATGTTCAACCAATGCTGTCAATGATTCAACCCAATCACCATCATTCATATATGTTACACCATCTATTTCTTTTATCTCGGCATGATGTATGTGCCCACATATCACGCCATCGTATCCTTTTTTCTTGCAATAGCCTGCTAGATTTTTTTCAAATTGAAAAATAAAATCTATTGCCTTTTTTACCCTGTGCTTGAGAAAACGACTAAGGCTAAAATAACCAATACCAATTCTATGTAAGATCCAATTAAATTTATTATTAACTGATAAGATGCAATCATATGCTCTGTCTCCTAAAAATGATAGCCATGGTGCCAATCTTGTGATACCATCAAACAAATCTCCATGAATCACCAAATAATGTTTATCATCAGCACCGATATGCTCACATTGATTTACCATTTCTAACATACCAAAACTTAGATTGTATTGAAGAAATGGTCGTAGAAATTCATCATGATTACCTAAAACGTATACTACACGTGTTCCTTTTTTGGCATGACCCAAAACTCTACGAACAACATTCGTATGACTTTGTTTCCAACGCCACTTGTTTTGTTTTATTTTCCAGCCATCAATGATATCACCAACAAGGTATAGTGTATCGCAGGTATTGTGTTTGAGAAAGTTATTGAGTGCTTCAGCCTTGCAATCTTTTGTTCCAAGGTGAACGTCTGAGATGAAGATGCTACGATATGTTTTTTGCATAGAAGTTCTGGTTACGGGTCCAGAGTCACCTGATCATTGTGACCGATTTTTCTCTTTTCTATTATTTAGAAATAGAGACACCTGAAACGGAATTGTAATATTATGCGGCTTTACCCCACACTGATTCCCAATTACCAGACAATGCACCCTTTGAATAATCTGTAGCACGATTCTCAAAGAAGTTTGTGTGTGTTGGTGCATTGATCATTTCTTCCACCCACGGCAGTGGATTCTTTTTGACTTTGAATACACCTTTGAGTCCAAGTGAAATCAAACGACGATCAGCAATATAACGAATGTATGTTTTCACTTCTTCAGAAGTAAGACTGCTGATACCACCCATATCAAACGCCAAGTCGATAAACTTATCTTCAAGTTCAACCATTTTTTCAGCAATGGTGTAAATTCTTGATTTGAGGTCATCGTTCCAAATTTCTTTGTTCTCTTCAATGTATGAACGGAATAATTTGATCATAGACTCGGCGTGTTGTGTTTCGTCAACGATTGACCAAGTAATGATTTGACCCATGCCTCTCATTTTGCCTTGTCGTGCAAAGTTAAGTAACATGATAAAGGAACTGAATAGTTGCATCCCTTCGGTGAAAGCAGAGAATACTGCAATATGAGTAGCAGTAGAAGCAGCATCGCCATTCTGTGAGCTAATATCAAGTACATAATTATGTTTTTCACGCATAGCCTCGTATTCAAGAAATTCAGAATAAGTTGTATCTGGCATACCCAATGTTTCAATCAAATGTGAATATGCAGCAATGTGTAATGCTTCACGTGCAGCAAAGCCCAACAACATCATACGAACTTCTGGTTGTGGAAAATACGGCAAATAGTTTTTGACATAGCCACCAGCAACATCGATATCACCTTGTGTAAAGAAACGAAAGATATGCGTCAGAAAGTTTTTTTCTTCTTGTGTTAGTTTGTTTTTCCAATCTTTGACATCTTCAAGCATCGGCACTTCAGTGTGAAGCCAGTGGCTTTGTTCGTGCTGTAACCACTTTTCATATGCCCATGGATAGGCAAATGGCTTGAACGATGTTCTTTCGTCGGTTAATCTTGTTTGCTGCTTTTTAATCATTATAGATCCACTCCTTGAGTTCTTTTGTTGTTTTTGATCCTGTTAGT